TGAGAGAGAAAAAAAGACACCAACCCCGGGGGGGGGTTCTCACGCCGGGACTGACCGCCCGGTGTCTGATGATGACAGGTCAGGGGGACTGAAATGGTAAATCTAAAAATATTACAAAGAAAGTGAGGTGAAAAAAGTGACGGTAAAAGGGTATCTGAACAGCGTGTTGGGACTTTCCAGATATCGAAAACTGATAGCTGGAGGTAAAAACCAAATCATTTTGGTCAGCGGTGGAGAGCAGACCGGAAAGACAACATTAGTGAATGTGTTAAATGCCGCCGGTTACCATGCAGTAGAAGACTTTGACGTATGCGAGATTATACTAACTGAACCACTTACTGACATGGTACCGGACTTTGCAGAAACTATTTGTGCAGAGCAGGGGATTTCTGGGAAATGTTAAAAACCCAGTTGACATCATTTGGGTTTCTAACCTTAAAACCATGCTCAACCATGATGGATTTGAAATCATCATTTTCAACATAAAACCCGCAGTCATCGTTTTCAAAGATGTGTTTAAGACCGTAGGAAGTTTTTACATCGTTAAACGATTTGATGGGAATCAGGTTGAATGTAATCCAGTCATACAAAATATCATGTTCTGATTTTGTCAGAGACATACCGAACACCTCCCTTCATGGGAGATTATAACACAAAAATAGAAAGGAAGTGACTATATATGTCGGAAAAGGAAAAGAAAATTCTTGAGACTGTGGGAAAAGCCGTAACTCAAATGTCAGATTTTGACAAAGGATATTTGCTTGGTTTTTCAGAAAGTAAGGTTGGTGAGAAGAAGGAGAAGAACACGAAAGTAGGTGGAACAGATGAATAATATTCAGATCTTCAATAATCCGCAATTTGGCAATATCCGGACGGTTACCATTGACGGTGAACCGTGGTTCGTAGGTAAGGACATCGCAGAAGCACTCGGATATACAAACAGCAAAAAAGCACTTGGCGACCATGTTGATGTAGAAGATAAGCAGATCATTCAAAGGTCACAAGTCGTTACCTTTGAAATTCCAAACAGAGGTTTGATAATCATCAACGAATCAGGACTGTATTCTCTCATTCTTTCCAGTAAGCTGCCGAATGCAAAGAAATTCAAACGCTGGGTGACAAGTGAGGTACTCCCCTCCATCCGTAAATCGGGGCACTATGAGGCGCCGGGGTACACACCGAAGGCAACGAGCATCGGAGAGGTGGTAAACCTTATCAAAATCACAAGGCAGACTATGAAGGAGCAGGGGGCCACACCAACCGATATTGCAAAGACAGTCAAGAAAATTTGTGAGCAGTTTGGTGTCAATCTTCCACAGTGCTTCATCAAACCAAAAGAAACTACTATGGCAGATGTCATGCAGATGATTGATTTCATCTATACACAACCAAAGGGAAAAGGTCAAAAAACACCCACTTATGATGATTTCATTATCTATCAGGCGAGTGTGAAAAGGTTGGGTGGTTGACATGGAAAGAAAAATGCTGATAGATGAATCACTGGTGTTTGATGCGTGTGCTTTAGTTGAACAGATAGTGAAGCAATTGACAACAACCAGTTGTCTGGCTGATACCGTTGTCCCGTTTGTGCTTGAAAAAGCAAGTAAAGCATCACTGTTACTGAATCAGGCAATGAAAGAAGGGGAACTTGTATGAAGAAAATCTTATTTGCATGGATTGAACAGATACTACAGTTTGATTCAAAACTTGAATACATGGTATACATCAGTGATTTAGAGCAGAAAAAGCAGAAGTTTTCAGTTGTTGAACAGAATCAGGATGATTCAGGAAAGGTTACACTGCATATCAAAAAGCAATACAACAACAATGTTTTCCCTATCAATTAGAAAGAGGTGATATAACATGAAATTCAGCGAAAAGTTGAAAAAGGCTATGCAACAATTAGGAATCAATCAGGCACAGGTTGTTGGTCTGACAGGAAAAAGTAAGGGGTCAATCAGTATGTACCTGAATGACAAGACCACACCGTCAGAACAGGTTCAAAGTGATATTGCAGTATCACTTGGACTTAACCCTGACTATTTTGAACAGGAAGAAACCCCGATGACCTTCAAACCTTCCAAGTGTGAAGATGGCATCCCAACCTTGACGGTACATGAAGTTGCTAAGTTGATGCACAAGCACACCAACACAATAGCACTTGGGTTACAACAGGGCGTTTTCCCTTGGGGGTATGCGATTCATACCAGTGAACACCGTTGGTCATATTTCATTAATGCAAAACGATTTGCAGAAATTGAGGGGGTGATCTGATGCCAAAGATTGAGTATAAAAGCATTAAGTTTCAGCAGAAAAGTCTTGAACTGATAAACCTTGTGAATCAGGTGGTTGAAGAATATCAGGCACAGGGATATGAACTAACACTTAGACAGGCATATTATCAGTTAGTTGCCCGTGGGTACATTCCCAACAATGAACGCAGTTATAAGAACATTGGAAATCTTATCAATGACGGTAGACTTGCCGGGTTGATTGACTGGCATAGCATCACAGACAGAACCCGCAACCTTAGAAGAAATGGTCATTGGGACAATCCGGCTGATGTGATTGCATCCGCAAGATACAGTTATCTACTGAATAAGTGGGACGGTCAACCGAATTACGTTGAAGTGTGGGTTGAAAAGGATGCCTTAGTTGATATTGTAGGACAGGCTTGCACACCACTTGACACGCCGTATTTTTCATGTAGGGGTTACACTTCACAGTCAGAAATGTGGTCAGCAGCACAGCGTTTCATTAGTCAAGATTACCGTGATAACAGGATGATTATTCACTTAGGTGACCATGACCCAAGCGGTATTGATATGACAAGGGATATTCAGGAACGCTTGCAGATGTTCGGTGCTGATGTGTATGTGAAGCGTGTAGCACTGACCATGAATCAGATTGGTACATATAACCCACCACCCAACCCGGCAAAGATTACCGATAGCAGAGCATCAAAGTATATTGATGAATACGGTGATGAATCGTGGGAACTGGATGCCCTTGAACCACAGGTCATCACTGATCTGATAACCAATGAGGTGACAGCGTTAAGAAATGATGAAATTTACCGTTCAATATGTGATTTAGAAGAACGTGGAAAAGATGAACTTAGAATGATAGAACGCAACTATGACAAGGCTGTTGCATTTTTAGAAAGTGAGGAATAGGAAAATGGAAAATAACAATACCGTTCAGAATGTGGTGCATGGGTTCAAAGTGTTCAGACCTGATTGGACTTGTTCACCTAATGGCAACACTAAACAGTACACTTGCCCCGGAAAATTTGAGGAAGAAGGGGAACTTGATGTTTGCTGTCACGGTATGCACTTCTGTCAGACTGCTGCCGACTGCTTCAATTATTACAGTTTCAACAGTGAAAACAAGGTTGCAGAAGTCATTGCCTATGGTGATGTAAGAACAGACGGTGACAAGTCATGTACTGACAAACTGGAAATCGTGCGTGAAATCCCGTGGGATGAAGTGTTGCGAATCGTCAATATTGGAAAGAATTGCACAGGTCGCTGCAACACCGGGAACTGCAACACCGGGAACTGCAACACCGGGAACTGCAACACTGGGGACAGGAACACCGGGAACTGCAACACCGGGAACAGGAACACCGGGAACTGCAACACTGGGGACTGCAACACCGGGAACAGGAACACCGGGAACTGGAACACCGGGAACTGCAACACCGGGAACTGGAACACCGGGGACTGGAACACCGGGAACTGCAACACTGGGGACAGGAACACTGGGGATTTCAATACTGGCTGTTTTAACACAGAAGAACAAAAGATCATGTTATTCAATAAACCGTCAGATATGACGTATCGTGAATGGTTAAAATCTGATGCAAGACGCTTACTGAATCGGATGCCAAAGAATGTTGTTATATGGGTATATGAATCTGATATGACTGATGAAGAAAAGGTAGCACATCCAACCTATGAAACAACGGGCGGTTATCTCAAAGTGCTTGATGAATCTGAATGTGGTCAGTTGTGGTGGGGCAGCCTGTCAGACCGCAGAAAGGAAATCATCAAGGCAATACCAAACTTTGATGCTGAAATATTCTTCCAGTGTACGGGTGTCAGGGTAGATGAATGATCTGCACCTTATGCCCCATCAGGAAGATGCACTGAACAGAACTGAACCGTTCAACCGTTGTGCTTATTATCTTGATATGGGACTGGGTAAGACCTTTGTGGGTGCTGAAAAAATGTATTTGCTGAACAATGCGGTGAATGTGGTCATCTGTCAGAAATCCAAGATAGATGACTGGATTCAGCACTTCAAAGAATATTACCCAAGTGACCGTGTCCTGAACTTGACCAAGAAAAGTGAAGCAATCAATTTCAGGACACTTGTTGATACCAAAGAATTATACAACAAGGATGTTCAGATTATAGGTGTCATCAATTATGAAACTGCTTTTCGGCGGGGTTGGTTGCTAAAACTCAAAGGGTTCACGCTGATGCTTGATGAAAGTTCACTGATAACCAATGAAACAGCACAACGGTCAAAGTTCATTCTGAAAATGCAGCCGGAAAGCGTGATTTTATTATCAGGAACACCAACAGCCGGAAAGTATGAACGGTTGTGGTCACAGGTTCAGTTGCTTGGGTGGAATATTACAAAAAAAGCGTTTTGGTCATCATACGTTCAGACTGAGTGGGTTGAAACCGGGGATGGTTTCAAGCGTGAAGTGATAACCGGGTACAAGCATACGGAACACCTGAAAAAGAAACTTGCAGCTTATGGGTGCATCTTTATGAAAACCGCTGATGTGATTGAACTGCCTGAACAGACTGAACAGAAGATATTCTTTAAGGTAACACAGGCTTACAAGTATTTTATCAAAAACAGTTATATCATGCTTGATACATTGAATATGTGTAAATTCACAGATGATTCAGATTATTACGGCACGGATGTGACACCACGGGTTGAACTGGTTGGTGATAACAGCCTGACCAAGATGCTATATGCACGGCAGTTGTGCGGGCAGTGGCACAAGGAAAAATTGGAAGGTTTGCGGGACTTGGTTGAATCAACAGAAGATAGGCTGATTATTTTCTACAACTTCACAGCAGAACTTGAAGCAATGCAGAAAAAACTTGCTGATCTGAACAGACCTCATTCAGTTGTGAACGGGTCAAAAAAGGACTTGACCGCATACGATCAGGCAGATGATTCAATCACTTTCATTCAGTATCAGGCAGGTGCAATGGGTGGTAACTATCAGAAAGCAAACAAGATTATATACTACACCTTACCGCTTGGTAAAGGGTCATGTGATATGTGGGAACAGTCAAAGAAGCGTATTCACCGTATAGGACAAGCCAAACCGTGCTTTTACTATTACTTACTGGTAAAGGGGACGGTTGAAGAAAAGAACCTTGTAGCATTGAAGGAAGGAAAGGAATTGACAGATGAATTATTCAAAGATACTTAACTGGATATTTAGAATCATGGTGTTCATTGGTTTATTCCTGATTACCGGTGCAGTCGGGGCATCTGACTATGCGGTTGAAATGCACATATATGAACCTATAACAGCACACATGAAAGAAATGGTGATCGGTGTGATTCTGATAATTCCAAGAATCATTCATTTGAAAATAGTTGAAAGGGGTAATGAAATATGAACTATTCAAAGTACCTTAGAAAGTCCGCAATCGCAAAGAGGGTCTTGATCTTGATTGGTGTTGCCTTTGGTGTTGGGTTAGCAGTTGGTAGTGCATCAGTATATGCCATGAAAACTCATATAACCGCCAAGGACAAAGAGAAACCAACAGAGCGCATACTTGACTGGGATAACACAGAAACCCTTGTATATGGAGCGTATGATGACAGAGTATTTACACAGGAAAATTCCCTTGACTGGGGTGCGAGTGACTTAGATTTCACACCGCTTGACTGCAAGATGCCAGAAGAACAACAGGAATTTACATATTACCTTTGTACAGGGTACAGCATTGATTTTACCCTTGTCATGGCTCTAATTCAGAATGAAAGTAGTTTTGACCCAGCGGTCATAAGTAAAACCAATGATTACGGTTATATGCAGATCAATCAGATCAATCACCAGTGGTTGACAGATACCCTGGGTGTTACTGATTTCACAGACCCGTATCAGAATATCAGGGCGGGTGTGTTCGTACTTAGAAAACTGTTTGAACGGTATCAAGATACCAACATGGTATTAATGGCGTATAACATGGGCGAAGATGGTGCTACCCGATTATGGGAAAAGGGCATCTATTCAACCGACTACACAGAAAAAATACTGAACTATCAGATGCAGTTCAATGAACAGTTAGAAGGGAGTAATTAAAAATGCAGAAATTAAAATGTGAGATATACAGAGACAGTATGCAGAATTATAAAAAATATGCAATACCAAAGGCACAGCTTATCATTGCCGATGTTCCATATAATGTTGGAAATAACTTTTACGGTTCAAATCCTATGTGGTACAACGGTGGGGACAACAAAAATGGGGAAAGTAAGTTGGCAGGAAAAGCAGCTTTTAATTCGGATTTTAATTTCAATCTTTATGAATATTTCCATTTTTGTTCAAAGATGTTAAAAAAAGAAGACCGCAAACCGGTTATTCGCGGAAGAAGCAGCAACAGTCCGTGTATGATTGTATTTTGTTCTTTTGAACAAACACAAACACTTATTGCAGCAGCAAAAAAGCACGGATTCATTCATTACATACCACTTGTATTTGTAAAAAATTACAGCCCACAAGTATTGAAAGCAAATATGCGTGTAGTTGGTGCAACGGAATATGCCCTTGTATTGTATCGCGATAAATTACCAAAATTCAGAAATGGTGCAAAGTTTGATGAAAATGGGAAAACGATTAGAGGTACAGGGCACATGGTCTTTAACTGGTTTAATTGGGAAAAAGATACTAAGGACATACCAAAGATTCATCCGGCACAAAAACCAGTTGCTGTATTAAAACAGTTAATTCAAATATTTACTGATGAAGGTGATGTTGTAATTGACCCATGTTGTGGAAGTGGCTCCACATTAAGAGCCGCATATGAGCTTGGCAGAAGTGCGTACGGTTTTGAAATTGACCGCACATTTTTTAAAAGGGCAAAAGAGGAAATGATTTTTAGGTAGGGGGGATTAAATAATGGCAGCAGAAAAGAATTTTGAAAACAAGGTCAAAGCGTTCCTGAAGGACACAGGGGCGTGGCTGCTGAAATACTGGGGCGGTGCTGCTTATACAAAAAGCGGTATACCTGACCTGTTGGTTTGTTCAGACGGGTGTTTCCTTGGTATTGAAGTCAAAGCACCAAACGGTGAACCGTCACTGTTGCAGTTGGTAAACCTCAAAAAAATCAGAGAATCAGGCGGGTATGGAATTTTATTGTACCCACAAGATTTTGAACAGTTCAAAATGTTCATTGCAAAAAAATCAGAACTTAACGCTTGGTATCTTTCCAACATTGAAGATCAGAAGCGTTGGGAAATAAAACTATCAAAATAAGGAGTGAAAGAGCATGGTAGCAAAAAAGAAAACAGATGTAGCGGTTGAGAATACCGCAGAAGTAACACAGGAAACCGTTCAGGAAGAAATTGAACAGGTGGCGGCAGACAATGCAAAGGAACTTGACAATAAGAAGTATGTGGTTGACCACTTACTTGCAACCAAGCGTGAAGGAATGGAATATCTGATTGATTACATGGAACAGATCGGATTTTTTGAAGCACCTTGCAGTGGTGGAAATCATCTTGCTTGTCAGTTCGGACTTGTCCATCACATCAGAAACGTAATGATGGCGGCAGAAAATATTGGTTATGCACTTCTTGGAAAGGTCAAGTATGCAGAAATCCGTGATTCAGTCATCATTGCAGCAGCATTACATGATCTTGGCAAGTGCGGTGACTATGGCAAGCAGATGTATGTACCTAACATGATTAAGGACGGAAGACCAACCAAGGCAGACCCAGAGCAGAAATATAAGCAGTCTGAAAGTAAACCTTTCAAGCGTAACCCAGCACTTCTTCCACTTGACCACGCAACCCGCAGTATCAAGTTAGCAACCCTTTTCATTGACCTGACGGAAGATGAAGAATTTGCGATCAGATACCACGATGGTCTGTATGAATCAGCCAACTATGCGGTGAAGGGAAATGAAACAGCACTGTACTTGATTCTGCACTATGCTGATTTATGGTCAAGCCGTATCACAGAAGGCAGTACTGATGAAGGTGGTGATGAATAGATGGCAAAGACAATGAAGATGACTTGTGACGGTTGCGGAATTGAAGCAACTGACAGGTACATTAGAGGTTTTAAGAAAATTACAGTAGGAACATTTACAAAACTTCCAACTGTTACTGACCCACATGATTATACTTCAATAGATCATTCAATGTGTTTGTGTGAAAGTTGTTTTAGAAAATATGAAGAAAGGAATGGTACTTTATAATGGTAAATGAAAGACAGGGAAAAGTTTACAATCCCCGCCCGGTAT